ATAAACGCCCCGTTAGGGGCAACCACAGACGTATTGATCACATATCACGTGTAACAGTCCCGCAGGGAACTTACACGTGATAAAAATTGAAACCTAACTCAACTCAATAATATCCCACCTATCAGCACTCAACTTCTCACCGTTAGGAGGCTCATTAGCAAAGACGTACAGATGAGGACAGTTACCACAGACCATACCACCCTCGTATTTACCAGAATAGAAGCACATATCCTTTACAGCCTCAATGCCCTCGTAGTCTAAACTGTCCCTGTTAAAACTTTTAGGAATGTTAATTAGAATAAGACTTGGACACTCACCATTTGTTTGTAGATACTGAATCACACCATTCTTCATGTCACCAGCACGCCCAGACAGCATAATAGCCCCATGATGAACACACAGGTATTTGCAAAAGCTGGTTTTCCCGATATTCCCTTCACCCCAGAGCCAATGGACGGTCCGGTCATCAGGCTCTTCCTTGATTTGTGTAATAATTGAAACCTCCCAGTCCCGATCAGCAGTGATCGTCTTGACTGGTTTAGGTAGCCCATGAGACAAAAGTACATCGTTGTCCTTGGAGCAGTAAATTACGTTTTCTTTACGATTACCTCTTGCCTTTTCCCAATGAATTCTTCTTGTAAGGTTTAGTGATAACGGCCTTCGCTTCGTATGGAATTCAAGGTATCCTTGTAAGTGAGGAGTTTTACACTCTGCACCGAATTCTTTACCCACAATCAAAATTTTAGACAATTGTTGTAATATTGGAACAACGGAACTGATATCGGTTTCTGTGTAATTGTTTAAGGTAAAACACCACTTCTTTGCTGGACTGATTTGTTTTTTAGCCACAGTAGGGGAAGAGATTAGTATTACCTCTTCCCCAGAACTATTGGAACTATCGGACATTCCGTATATGGCCTATTTTCAAGTCTTTAAATCATTTTACAAGAGTAATGTACAAGAAAAATTGAACCCAGAAAAATTGAACCCGTAAAAATTGAAACCCATAAAAATTGAAACCCATAAAAATTGAAACCCATAAAAATTGAAACCCATAAAAATTGAAACCATTTCAATTATTTTCTCCACATAGATTATAACCGCATGCCTTTTCGCAAACGCAAGACCCCTCTCCAAATAGCTCTCTCCATGTCTAAACGCACTGGTCGCCCAGCCTATAAGCCCACCCGTAAGTCTCGTGCTCTAACCAATGCAATTCTCGCAACTGGTGGTAGGCGTCGTAAGCGTAAGTACAAGCCGTCAGCCAGTTTCTCTCGACAAATGACCAAATACAACAACCTAAATGCTGAAAAGAAAATTATCCCAATGAAGAACTACCTCAACGGACCAGGTAGTGATAGTTACCTACAAGATCTCCCCGCACAAGGACTCACTTCTGATGGACTCACCAATGACGCACTCTCTTGCCTCGTATTACAAACCGGTAGTGAGCTCACCAACATGAACGCCGAAATGAATGTAGATTCAGGAGGTACTATCGCCTATGCACTAGGAGGATATGCTTTAACCCAAGGAACAGGAGCAGGCCAAATGCTCGGTAAGTACTGCAAACTCACTTCTACTTATTTGAATCTTAACATTACAATGGACCCAACCTCAACCAGTGTAGCCACAGAAGCCTTTGATGCCCAATTACCACATCAGTTTCGCTTAATTCAGGTACGTGCTCGTAGAGACAAAATGGTCGCCCAAGGTGTTCATGTCAATGACATCGGCGAACCATCCATCGGTTACAACCTCTTTCTGGATGAACAAGGCAAACCCAAAGGTCTTATCAGTGATTGTGCTACGCAAGACCAATTCACGTGGTTTGTCAATAAGCAAATGTGGACCGTCGTAAGAGAGGAACGCTTCACTCTAACAGCCCCACAACTAATTACCAGTGGTGGTAGCGAAGCCCGTGTAATAGCCCCAAATGTCGCCAACCATAAATCAGCCCGCTTTAAGAAATACTGGTTACCAAAGCCCCGTAATAAGGTACGCTACCCATTCGGCACAGCAATCGGTACTACTCTCGAGCCCATCGATTACAATTTCATCACCCACACAATTTTGATCTGCAAAAACACCTCATCCGGAGAACGTGCTTCAAATCATTGGAACGTTCAGGTCAATGGAGCAACTGCTTTCATCGACGAATAAATTTAGAAAAGAAGACAAATGAGACAAAATAGCCACAGTGTCGTAGACCCAAAGCGTCGCTCACAGAGAGAGGGGGGAAGGGGATGGGGGTCACCCCACCCCCCGAACGACGACGCAACCTGTAACATAAACGCCCCGTTAGGGGCAACCACAGACGTATTGATCACATATCACGTGTAACAGTCCCGCAGGGAACTTACACGTGATAAAAATTGAAACCTAACTCAACTCAATAATATCCCACCTATC